GAACAGATACAAGAATATGTAGCACCAGATCTTTCTGGCTTTGATAAAGATATTGCTGTTATGAAAGAAGAGATGGACAGTAAAACTGATCTTATACAAACAGAAGTAGAAATGCTTATGTCCGAAATGGAAATGATGATGCAAGAAATTAGACTTGTAGCTGATGTAGCTAATGAATTAAAAAACGATTTACGACAAGATGTCAGAAGAGTTGAGAAAATTGTTAACGATGTTGAGCAGTTAGTTAAAGAAGATTCGAGAGAAACCAACCAGGAGTTAAGACAAACCACGAAGGACATTCAGGAAGACATGGAATTATTAAAGGGTAAGTTGGAGCAAGCCATGACTGAGCTAGAAGAGAAAATAGATAAAAGAATAAAACTCGCATTAGAAAACCCTTTATCACAAATGTAAGTATGGCTAAACCACCTACTAACGAATACTTTACACCGATCAAAAAAAGAACTAGTATAGGGCGTTCTCCACGCAGTAGGCCAAAGAACAAAAACAAAAGAAGACAGTACGTTAAATACAGGGGGCAAGGATGACCAAATTATGTCCAAGAGGTAAAGCCGCAGCTAAACGAAAGTTTAAAGTTTATCCTAGTGCATATGCAAACGCTTATGCCTCAAGAATATGTGCAGGTAAAATTAAAGATCCAAGTGGTGTTAAAAGAAAAGATTTTAGAGGTCCTAAAAAAGCTATGGGTGGAGAGATAATAGATTTTAATAAAATATCTCAAGCTAGAAAAAAAGTTTCAAATTATAAACAAGGCGGTATAGCAAAAGGATGTGGTGCTATCATGGAGAAAAAAAGAAAAAAAACTAAAAAAAGATAATGGCTGAAAAAGGCTTAGATAAATGGTTTAAACAGGACTGGGTTGATATTGGTTCTAAGAAGAAAGGCGGAGGCTTTTCTAAATGTGGTAGGTCAAAACAAAAGAAAGATGCCAAAAGAAAATATCCTAAGTGTGTACCACGAGCAAAAGCCAATCGTATGACTGAGGGTCAAAGAAAATCTGCTGTTTCAAGAAAAAGAAGTAAAGCTCAAGGTGTTGGTGGTAAACCAACTAATGTAAAAACATTTGCTAAAGCTGCAGGCGGAGGTATGGCTCAAAGAGGATTAAGATTTATTGGTGTTAGATGACCAAGAAAAAGAAAGATCCTAGAGTTGGCACGGGTAAAAAACCAAAAGGCAGTGGCAGGAGACTTTACACGGATGAGAATCCACGTGATACTGTGTCTATCAAGTTTGCTACTCCTGCTGATGCTAGGAGAACTGTGGCAAAAGTTAAAAAGGTCAACAAGCCTTTTGCTAGAAAAATTCAAATTTTAACAGTAGGTGAACAAAGAGCTAAGGTTATGGGTAAATCTCAAGTAGTTAATATATTTAAAAAGGGTAAAGATGCGATTAGAAAAAGAAATAAAAAAAGACGTACGTAAGTGGTCTGAGCATTTTTTAGAAATACCTAATAAACATTTAGGTGGTTATCCAGCATGTCCTTTTGCCAAGAAAACTTGGAAAGAAAATAAAGCATTAGTTGAAATAAAAAGAAAACATAAATGGTATAAATCAGAATTAAATGCTCAATTAAAGCATTTAGATTTTTCTACCCATGAAATATTGATATTCTGTGATCCATACTTTAATTATTCTTTAGATGAATTTCAAGATATTATAGATGCGTACAATAAATGGTATAATAAAAAGGATATATTTTTTATGGGTTTTCATCCCCTCAATCCAGCAAACGAGGAGGAACAAGAGTTTCTTGTCTCTCCAAATGGGGACACCCCTACTGTAGGGAGTAATTTACAGTATTCTATGATGTTAATACAAAAGTTCTCGCAATTACAGGAAGCTTCTGATAAATTACACAGAATTGGTTACTATAAGTTGTGGCCAAAAGGATACTATCAAGACGTTGTGGTATCTAGACAGAAAACCTATAGACGAATATTCGGAGGTCAACATGATGGGTAAAAAGAAACAAGTTATGATGAAACGTGGCGGTGGTATGATGAAAGATCCTATGGCTATGAAACGTGGTGGTAAGATTATGAAGGGTAAAAAGAAAAAAGTTAAAAAAGGTAAGAAGAAGAAGTAATGCCAACTTACGCTTCAACAGCAAATTTTGATTTGTCAATTGATGACATAGCAGAAGAAGCTTACGAACGATGCGGTCTTCAAATACGTAGTGGATACGATATAAAGACCGCTAGACGTTCTCTTAATCTCATGTTAGCTGAATGGGCTAATAGAGGATTAAATCTTTGGACTATACAGCTTCAAGAAAAAACTATACCTGCAACTACTCAAAGTCTTTCAGGTACAAGTTTATTTGGTGCTAATGCAAATGACTCACAACAAATAGTAGATATTACAGACGTCGTAATTAGAGATAGTAATAATAATGATTTTTCTGCTTCTTCAATTAGTAGATCAACGTATTTAAATTATGCTGTTAAAAGTACCAGCGGAAGGCCAACTCAATACTATTTTGAACGTACGATAAACCCAAAACTATTTCTATATCCTGCAGCAGATGTAACGTACACTCTACGTTATTATGCTCTTGTTCGGATGTTTGATTCTGGGGACTACACGAATAATGCTCAAGTTCCTTTTCGATTTCTTCCATGTTTAACTGCTGGATTAGCTTATTACATATCTATGAAAAGAACTCCAGAAAGACTTCAGTTATTAAAACAAGTATACGAAGATGAATTTCAAAGAGCTGCAGCTCAAGACGGTGAAAGAACAAGTTTATTTTTAACACCTAAAACTTATTTACCAGGAGTTTAAATGGGCAAATACGCTTCAGGTAGATTTGCAAAAAGAATATCTGATAGATCAGGTCTAGCTTTTCCTTATAATGAAATGGTTCAAGAATGGAATGGATCATGGGTTCATACAAGTGAGTTTGAAGCTAAACACCCACAATTAGAACCACTATCAGTAATAAATGATCCTCAATCTTTACAGTATGCAAAACCTCAAGTAGTTAGTGCAAAGGTTATGTTAGGTATTAATTTATATGCAGGTAATATATTTGAATCAAATGGCATGATGCCAGTAGAGGATAATAAAGACATAGAAATTAAATCATTTTTAGGTAAAGTAGAGGTTATAATATCATGACTACATATTCAGAACTAGTAACACAAATTAGAGATTATACGGAAACATCCTCGGATGTTTTATCTGATATAATAGTTAATGATTTTATTGAACATGCAGAAAAAAGAATATTTAGAGATATAGATTTAGATAAGTTTAGATCCTATCAGTATGCCACATTAACTCAAGGTGTACCATTTGTATCTTTACCAGGTGCAAATTTAGGACAATTAGCTTTTATTAGATCTGCTCAGATATATGATCCTGCTAGTCCTACAAGATATTACTTATATCAAAAAGATATTACTTACATGAATGAATACTGGCCAAATCGTGATACGACAGCTCAACCGAAATTTTATGCGATGTGGGATCAAGATACAATATATCTTGCACCAACACCAAATTCTGCATATAATATAGAATTAGCTTTGAACAAGCAAGAAGACGGATTATCAAGCTCAAACACAGAAACGTGGGTGAGTACAAATGCTCCAAAAGTCTTACTTTATGCTGCACTTTGTGAAGCATTTAGATTTCTTAAGGGGCCTGATAATATGCTTCAATACTATGAACAAGGCTACAAACAAGCATTACAAGGCTTGCAACTTGAACAACAAGGTAGAAGAAGACGAGATGAATACTATGATGGTGTTATTCGTTTTCCTCTGGAATCGAAACAACCATAAAGGAGATATAAAATGGCAATTAATTCGGCTATATGTAATACTTTTAAAGGGGAACTTTTAGAAGCTAAGCATAGTTTTGCTGCATCAGGTGGTCATACATTCAAGTTAGCTTTGTTCACATCATCAGCTTCCTTGGGTGCATCAACTACTGCATACAGTACATCAAATGAAATTACTAACGCTTCAGGATCTGCTTACACAGCAGGTGGTAAAGCTTTAACTAATAACGGTGTAACAAGTTCATCTGGAGCTTCAACAGCATTTGTTGATTTTGCAGACGCACAATTTACATCTGCAAGTTTTACAGCTAACGGAGCAATGATTTATAATACAACAACTGCAGGTGCTTCAAACACCACTAATGCTGTTTGTATATTAGCGTTTGGTGGTGACTTTACTGCAAGTAACGGAACATTTACTGTACAGTTTCCAACTGCTGACACTAGTAACGCTATTATAAGAATTTCGTAGGAGAAGCTAAATGGCTTTTATCCTTAACGATCGGGTCAAGGTAACTTCGACCACTGCAGGCACAGGCGTCTTCGCATTAGGAAGCGCTACGGCTGGCTTTGAAACTTTTGCAACTGGTATAGGTGGTAGTAATACTACATACTATGCAATTGCTCATCAAAGTGCGGCTGAGTTTGAAGTAGGTTTTGGAACACTTGATGCTGACGGAGACGCACTTACTAGAACATATATTATTAATAGTTCTAATAGTGATGCTGCTGTAAACTTTTCATCAGGAACAAAAGATGTATTCTGTACGATGCCTGCTTCTAAAGTTGGTTTGCCATTTCCACAAGAGTATGGATCGTCAAGTGCACCTAAAATAATTACTGTAAAAGTTGCAAGTAAATCTGGCAGTCACCCATATCAAGGACAAGGCTCAGGTAGTGCTTATTATTTAGATGGATTAGAATCTCCAGCTCTTCGTTTTGCTGGTGTAGATTCAAGTTATAAATATTACTATAGATTTGATCAGTCTGACTCAACTAACTCTAGTCATCCTTTACGTTTTTATTTAGATGCTGCTAAGAATAATGCATACACAACTGGTGTAACAACCAATGGAACTGCTGGTAGTTCAGGAGCATATACACAAATAGCAGTAGATGCGAATACACCTAATATTTTATATTATCAGTGTTCTTCACACAGTCTTATGGGTAACCATGCTGTAAATGTGTCTAATAGTATAAACGGCGATTTGACTCTTAACTCAAAACTTAAAATGCCAGATAATACATCTGGTAAAATTTTAGTTGGTGATGGCACAAGCTATGAAGAGGTAGCTGTTTCTGGCGATGCAACACTTGCAAGTAATGGTGCTTTAACAATAACAGGAGGCGTGACACAGGGCTTTGTAATTGCAATGTCTGTGGCGCTTTGATATAAGGATTAGATATGGCACAAGATTTTGAAAGATTATTTGCAAGAAACGTAGGGACAAGTGCTGTCTCTTTATTAACATCAAACTCAGATGATGCCTTAATTGGTATTAGAGTTACAAACGTTTTAGCAGCTACAATACAAGTTGATGTATATATTACCAGTGGTGGTAATGATTATCATTTAGCTAAAAATTTAAGTATACCGCAAGGTTCAGGTTATGAGCTCATACAAGATGGTTCAAAAGTAAATCTTTTGACTGGTGATGTATTAAAAATTAAATCAGATACAGCAAGTTCAGCTGACGTTTGGGTATCATTTATAGATAGTATAAGTACGTAGGAGGTATCATGGGTTACACAGGTCCAGCAACATCAGATCAATTCAAATCCATGTCTACTCAGTCAATAACTGGGGATGGCTCTGCTACAAGTTTTTCATTAAACTCTCCTGTAGCAAATTCGTCAGAAATAAGATTTGTTGTAAACAACGTTGTACAAAAACCAGGCGTAGATTATTCTGCAACTGGCACAACTCTATCAACAGGATCAAATGTATTGGCAGGCTCAGATGCAGCGTACGTTGTATTTATAGGAGCTGCAGTAGGTTCACAAACACCGTCAACAGGTAGTGTAGATCACACAACTATTTCATCAGCATTTAACGGTATGTATTTAAACTTGGCAACGGTGACTTCAACAGTTACAATAACCTCAGCACAGAATGCTTTTTTAGCAGGACCAGTAAACTTTACTAACACCGTAACGGTAGAAGGGACATTGACAGTTATATAATGGGAACTTTATTCGTAGACAAATTAGATCCACAATCAGGAACGTCATTAGAGCTTGGTAGTTCAGGTGATACAGTAGCTGTTAATACAGGTGCTACAACAAACTTAGCAGGAAATGTAACTCTT